GCCGAACTCGCGTGCGGTTGCTGGACGGGTACCGCCTACCCTTGTTGCGTGGCAACTCCATCGACCGGCGCAGGCCGTGGCAAGAAGCGTGAGCCGACTGAGAAGAAGCGGCTGCGTGGTGCGCGGATTCGGAACGGTTTGGCTGCCGTGCCGGTGCCTGAGTTCGCCCTGGCGACTGTTGAGCTGACTGATCTGCCGAAGCCGCCGAGCACGTTGGGTGAATCTGGTCGGGCGTATTGGTCGATGTTCTGGGATGCGGGTCGTCGGCATTTGTCGGAGAAGCATGACTCGGCGTTGGTGGAGAAGTTGTGCAATGCGATTGAGGAGGTTGCGTTTATCAACGTGTGGTTGGGTCATGATGTGACTCGTCGGTTCTATGAGACGGCGAATGGTCAGATTGTGACGCATCCGTTGGTGAAGCAGAAGCAGGAGTTGAACGCTCAGATCACTGCTTGGCTATCGTTGTTAGGGTTCACACCGTCTGACCGGGCGAGGCTCGGTCTCGCCGAGATAAGGGTTGCTAATGAGCTCGACAACTTCCGCCGTCGCAACACCAAGGTGGTCGACGTCGAGCAGGTATCCGAGGAGTGAGGGTGGGAAGGTCGCCGACTTTGCGGAGACTTTCATGCATGTATCAAAAGGGATTCGTGCTGGCGAAGCGTTGCGGTTGACGCCGTGGCAGCGGCAACTCATCAACGCTTTGTATGAGCGTCGGTCTGATGGCCTGCTTCGGTACAAGCGAAGCGTCATCGGTTTGGGTCGTAAGAACGGGAAGTCTCTCATCGGGTCACTCATCGCCCTCTACGGACTTATCGAGGGTGAGCATGGGGCTGAGGTGTATTCGGCTGCTGGTGATCGTCGTCAGGCTCGTGTGGTGTTTGATGAGGCGAAGTGGCAGGTGCAGCAGTCGCCTGCGTTGTCTGGGATTTGCAAGGTGTATCGGGATGCGATTGAGGTGCCTTCGACGCACAGCGTTTATCGGGTGTTGTCGAGTGATGCGAAACTTCAGCAAGGTCTGAACCCGTCGACGGTGGTGTTTGATGAGTTGCATGTTCAGCCGAACTCGGAGTTGTGGGATGCGTTGACGCTCGGTTCTGGTGCTCGTCGTGATCCGCAGATTGTGGCCATCACGACGGCTGGGTATGACCTGACGAGTATTTGTGGGATGTTGTACGGCTACGGCCAGAAGGTGTGTCGTGGTGAGATTGAGGATGAGACGTTCGGGTTCTGGTGGTGGGAGGCTGCGGAGGGTTGTGACTTGAATGATCGTCAGGCGTGGTTGGAGGCGAATCCGAATCTGGCTGAAGGTCTGCTTGACCCGGAGGACATGGAGATTGCGGTGCGTCAAACGTCTGAGGTGAGTGTGCGTAGGTATCGTCTGAATCAGTGGGTTCGTACGGCTGCTGATTCGTGGTTGCCTCAGGGTGCGTGGGAGTTGTGTCGTTCGACGTTGGAGCTTGTGCCTGGTGCTGCGACGTGGGTTGGGGTGGACATGGCGTTGAAGCGTGATACGACGGCGGTGGTGTTGGTTCAGCATGTTGAGGGCAAGATTGTGGCGAGGTCGAAGATTTGGTTGCCGGAGGATGGGGTGATGGATGTGTCGTCGGTGGAGTCGTATTTGCGTGAGGTGGCGCAACGGTTTGATGTGCAGGAGATTGCGTATGACCCTGCGTTCTTTCAGCGGACGGCTGAGGCGTTGGCGGAGGATGGGTTTCCGATGGTTGAGTTTCCGCAGTCGCCTGCTCGGATGATTCCTGCGTGCGGGAATTTGTACGAACTTATCGTGAATCAGAAGATTGCGCATGATGGGAATCCGTTGTTCAGTGATCATGTGTTGTCGGCCGCTCAGCGTGTGAAGGACAACGGGTGGACGTTGTCGAAGGGTAAGTCGAAGCGGAAGATTGACGCGGTGATTGCGTTGGCGATTGCGACGGATCGTGCCACTACCACACCCGACCCGGTTGCTGAGCCTGGGTTCTTCGTGGTGTGACTAGGCTGAGTCAAGTACGATTGGAGGTTGGAATGAAGGTGCTCGTGCTTGAACTGATTGGATTGGTGTGTTTCGTGGTTGCAGGATGGTTGGTGACTCCGGCGTTGGGGTTCGTGGCTATTGGTGTGGCTGCGTTCATCTCTGCGTGGAGCATGTCTCGCATCGCACCGAAGGATGACGGCAAGTGATTGTTGACCGTCTGCTGAATCGTGGTGGCGATGAGGAACGAGCGATTTCGTTTCAGTCGTTGTTTGCGCTCGGTGACGGGTACACGTTCACGACGAATTCTGGTGTCTATGTCACGCAGGATGATTCTCTCAAGATTGGGACGGTGTATGCGTGCGTCCGTTTGATTGCCGACACCATCTCCACTCTGCCGGTCGATGCGTACATTCGCCAAGAAGGTGTCCGATTGCAGTATCGGCCACGACCTGCATGGCTTGACGCACCAGATATCGGCGTCACCAAAGAAGACCACTTCCAGCAGGTCGTCGTTTCGCTGCTGTTGAACGGCAACTCGTTCACTCGCATTATTCGTGATGAGGACGGCGAAGTTCTCGCCTTGTCGGTGTTGAATCCGCAGACGACTGAGGTTCGCCGCGATAACAACGGCCGCTTGTTCTATGTGCATGATGCGCGTGACCGCATCGAGGATGTGGACATGATCCACATTCGTGACTTGACGTTGCCGGGTGAGTTGCGTGGCAAGTCCCGCATCGACTTGGTGAAAGAGAACCTCGGTTTGGCACGCGCACTAGAAGAGTTCGCAGCCCGCTTCTTCGGCCAAGGCTCAACCACGACCGGGATCATCCAGTTCCCTGGCAACCTGTCCCGTGAACAAGCCAAGAATCTCGTCGATGCGTTCGAGGACGGCCATAAGGGTTTGCGTCGTTCGCATCGCCCAGGAATCCTGTTCGGTGGTGCGACATTTGAGAAGACGGGTGTGAACCCGAACGAGTCGCAGTTCATTGAGTCACGCCAGTTTGCGGTTGAGGAGATTGCACGCATCTTCCGTGTGCCACCTTCGATGATTGGTGTGACGACACCCGGTGCAATGTCGTATGCGTCGGTTGAGGCGAACAACTTGTCGTTCCTCGTTCATTCTTTGACCCCAATTTTGGCGAAGGTTGAATCCGAATACAGCGTGCTGTTGGCTGGTCGTGCGTTCATGCGTTTCTCCACCGCAGGACTTCTGCGTGGCGACATCGCAGCACGCAACGCCTCCTACCAATCAGGACTCAACAACGGCTACATGTCCGTCAACGATGTTCGCCGATTTGAGGACATGACACCCATCGAAGGCGGCGACGTCTACCGAGTACCACTCACAAACATCGACATCACCGCTGCCAACCTTGCCGATTTGGATCGCAAGTCCGCCATCGCCCAGCGTCTCATCTCCTCAGGATTCCAGCCTGCGGCCGTGTTGAAGGCGTTGGACATGCCAGAGATTGAGCACACGGGTGTCCCGACCGCAGCTCTGCAACCGGTCGCTGCCATCAACCCAATCTCACCGGCAACCGTCTACGACGCCGGAACACGCGAACTGAATCTCAACATGCCAGAACAGGTTTTCCACGTCACGCCACCTTCGGTACATGTTGACGCCCCGGTCGTCAATGTTCCTGAAACGGTGGTGAACGTGAACGTGCCAGAACAGCGCACCGTGGTGCGCACGGTTGAGCGTGACGCTGATGGTCGAATCCTGCACATCACGGAAAGGCCTGAGGACTAATGGCGACGGGAATCAGCGATTATCTGGCTGGGGCGTGGCTTGACGCGCTCGGCAACAACACTTCGTTCGCCGTTGCGACCGTGTATGTGAAATTGCATGTCGGTGATCCGGGTGCAGCTGGTACCGCAAACGCAGCAACCGAAACGACCCGCAAGGAAACATCATTTGCAGCAGCCTCATCAGGCTCGCTGGCGTCCGATGCTGCGCTCAGTTGGACGAACATCGCCGGGTCACAAGACGCAACCCACTTCACCGCATGGGACAACATCTCAGCAGGGAACTTCTTGTTCTCAGGAACGATTACTGCGAACGCCTACACGGCAGGCGACACGTTCACCATCGCATCGGGTTCACTCACCGTCTCACTGACGCTCGCCTCCTAAGAGGCATCCGTGGTCACACGGTTCTACCTTGACCAGTCGGAACTTGACGACGCTGACGTCGGGCTAGGTGGCCCGTCGCCAGCGTTCGTGCTGGACACTTCCACGCTCGATCAGGGCGTGCTGGATGGCACGACGTTCACGACACCCGGCACGGCCGACTCAAATCTCGGTGGGTTGACTGCATCGGCTGCCGGGACGGTGACGCCGGTCGTGTCGGGTGTGGCTGACGCTCCATTGGGTGAGCTGTTCGCTGATGTGAGCGAGGTGACGATTGAGGATTTCGGGGACGGTGTCGCCGAGTTGGGGTCTTTGATCGCATCGGCTACTGGTGGCGTCACAATCGTCGGATTGGCGTCTGGGAGCCTCGGAGAAGCATCATCGAGCGCGGTTGGCACTGTGGTGGTGGTTGGTGCAGCCACGGCGTCTGTGGGCTCTCTGGATGCGTCTGCGGTGGGTGTGGTGTCGCCTATCGGGACGATGTCCGCCGGATTGGGTGGGTTGGATGCGTCGGCTATCGGATCGGTGACACCGCAACCGCAGCCGCAACCTGAGCCGTCTGGTGGAGGTCAGCCGTATCCGTATCGCAGGCCGAAGCCTCGCAAGAAGATTGAACCTGTCGTTGAGATTGTCGAAGAAGAAGTTGTGTTGATTCCTGCGACGGTGCAGGCGTCTTGTTCACCGATTGTCGCAAGTGTGACCGCATCGGCGCAGGGTGAAATCACATTCTTCGGCGAAGATGATGACTTGCAAGTATTGTTGATGCTCTGAGAGGTGAACCATGCCATTGACATCAGGTAGTGCAACAGTCGGAACTGTAGCGACACAGTTGAACACGGGTTCGGTGAATCCAAGTTTGCTGCACGTTCAGAACATTGACAACACGGACACGATCTATCTTGGTGGTCAGGCCGTTCAAGTCGGTTTCGGTGCAGGTGTCGCCAAGAGTGCAGAGCATGATTTCACGTTGTTTCCTGGGCAAATCATGTACGCGATTTCGTCAAAGGCTGGTCACATAGTTTCTTGGTTGCATCAGACGCAGTAGGGCATGCCGTACTTCATCACTGACTCGTCACCTGATTGTTCAGGTTGGGCAACCATCAAGGAAGATGGCGAGGTCATCGGCTGCCATACGAACAAGCAGGATGCCATCGACCAGATGGTTGCGGTGTCAATCGCCGAGAACATTCCTCCTGGCGGTGAACGCAACTACTACGACGAGGACGAACCCGACGAAGACGACGTCGACGCTCGGGCGGACGCACCCGCCCCGAAGAAAGACCAAATCACTGGGTCGGAAGAGAACGAGCCGGGTTCGGCTGCTGGGAAAGGTGGCGACATCAAGCTTGATGCGGCGACCGAGACGGCGTTGGGCAACAAAGCGGAAGAACACAATCAGGACATGTCGGACCGTGACCGACCCGAGTGGACTCGGGTGCGTGTCGGTGCGTTGCGTTCCGTCTACCGTCGCGGTGCCGGTGCCTACTCGACGTCTCATCGTCCTGGCGTGTCGCGTGGCGCGTGGGCGATGGCCCGCGTCAACGCGTTCCTGTTCCTTGCCCGCACCGGCCGACCTGAGAATCCCGCCTACGTCGGTGACAACGATCTGCTGCACCCGAACCATCCTCGCTACTCGGAATCAAAGTCGCTGGATGAGCGTGCGTTGCCGCAGAATTATCGGCCAGCGTCATCGAACGACGTGCCAGCAAATCACAACTGCGGGAATTGCGGGTTCTACAAAGAGTTCTATTGCAAGCGTTGGGATGCTCTCGTGGCACCGTCGTACTACTGCAACGCATGGGCACCAGTGGAAGGATTGCCGAATGACAACCCAGGACAAACTATTCAGACGGGTGACATCACGGGAGACAACGCCTACTACTACGACCCCGGCATCAACATCTACCGTCAACTTTCGTTCGATGTTCCGCAGTACATTCGTTCGGCCGCCCGCAAAGGTTTGGACTATTACGGGCAGGGACTCGCTGGTGACGGTCTTGTCGCACGCACTGTTCGTGAAGCCCGCGACATGGCTGCGGGAAGAATCAGCGAGGATAAGGTCATTCGTGCAAACGCTTGGGGAGCAAGACACCTGGTAGACCTCGAAGCTCCAAAGAACTCGGATGCAGACAACGATCAGTTCCCCGGACCTGGTGCGGTTGCGTTCTATTTGTGGGGCATTGACCCGTTGAACCCTGGGCCTGCGATGCAATGGTTTGAGCGTCAAGCGGAGCGAGTTCGTGAGGACGAAGACCGTCTCGGCTATTTCAGAACCTTGACTCGTTTGTCTCAACTATTCCTAGACAAGTAGTATCCGCTTCGGACTAGCATTGTCTACTATGACCGAAAAGATTGAAACACGCCGTCTCACTGTCAATCAGTTTGAGTTGCGTGAAGGTCCAGCCGGGGATGGGATGGCGTTCAGCGGATACGCCGCCGTGTTCAATTCCGATTCCGAGCCGCTCCCGTTCACCGAGCGTATCTTGCCGGGTGCATTCAAGAAATCGTTGCGGTCAAAGAACAACGTGCGCATGTACCTCAACCACGATTCGACGATGCTTCTTGCCACGACTCGTGCCAAGACATTGCGTCTCATGGAAGATGAACGCGGTCTGAAAGTTGATGCCGATCTACCCGATACGACAGTCGGCCGTGATCTTTCAACACTCATCAAGCGTGGTGATGTGGACTCGATGTCGTTCGGGTTCTCGGTTCCTGCTCGTGGCGACCAATGGTCCGACGATGGTGCGGTGCGTGAACTGAAAGAAGTTCGACTCTACGAAGTGTCGGTAGTGACAGGGTTTCCTGCTTATGCTGCGACGTCGGCGAGTGTGCGCAGCTTGGACAAGTTGGCTGAGCGGACGGCGTTGGATGCCGACAAGTTGGCTGAAGCCATCACCGTTCTTGAAGCCGGTTCGGAACTATCCGACGATCAGGCTTCGTTGCTATCTGATGTGGTTGGCAAGTTGCGCAAACAGCCGGACAAGGTACCCGCTTCGATTCTTGCGAAGCAACTTGAACTGCAACGCCTCGTCGGCTAGATTTGTTCTCAACGTAGTTGCTGCGGAGCCGCAGGACGACGCCGACTTCGGAGCCGAAGCGGGCTGAATACCAAATCCCTGCGTGCCCAACAATCGTCCACGAAAGGACAACTACTCACATGAAGGAATACATCGACCGTCAAGTCGAGCAGCGTCAGCGTGCGTGGGAAGCAGCCAAGGCTCTTCTCGACACCGCAGCCGCCGAAAAGCGCGACCTGACCGCAGAAGAAGAAGCGTCGTACAAGAAGATGAACGACGAGCTCAACGAGCGTGCTGCTCGCATCGAAGCCCTCAAGGCCGATGCCGAGCGTGAAGCCAAGAT